CGGTGTTGGAGCAAATTAAAAGAAGTAGATGGATCATTGCCCTGTCCAATTTGCCGAGAAGCTATATGGTGCGCCAAAGAATTGGATGAATGAGATTATATGTTGTTATGTTGGAGGGTGTTTTTTCTTGAAAAATTGATTCAAATTTTGAAAACACAAATGAAAGTAAAATATAATATAAAAATGTCAAAAACCGAATTATTAGAATTGAGATTAAAGAATTCCATGGGAACTCAGACGGAGGTTGTTCCCAAAACATCTTATAATGAATTGAAGAAATGCCGATTGTTGGCAAGAATAACGGCTCAATTAGAGACAAATGATCACGATAATTATTGTTCAGACAATGATTGTGAATATGTAAAAAAGGTTGTGAAGGTTAGCACAAAAGTGCCTGACAAATATGAGGACGCAAAAATAGGAACAATTAACAAAAAAAATGAATATGCTTGGACAAAACATTTACCTGTGCCGGAAATACAAGTTACAGGATATGGATCTTGTAAATTTAAATATGTGGAGGGTGGAGTAGGACAACATCAATATAGATACAAGATTAAAAAAGTGGAGATTATTGAGAATAAAAAGTATGTGGGCGAAGAAGCAAAAGTTAATAAAAATGGATATGTTATACTTGGAGAGCACATTGTGCCATATGAATATTGTTGGACAGACGCGCATGGATATGCCAAAACGTTGGAGGAGGCGCGCATAATTGCGGAGGATGCAATTATTGTGGGAAGGACTAAGACATATTTTGATAGAAAGTGGGAGGATGGTTGTCGTCAGTTTTGCGAAGGGTCTTATTGTAGAGCGCGAATTATAGATTTGGACACAATGGATATGGTGGATGATGAATATTGTAGCAATGGAAATGGAAAAGTAAAAAAAGAAAAAAATGAAAAAGAGGAAGAAAGTGAGGATGTGAAATTGTTTTTACACCTTTTCGCATTTGAAATGCCGATTTATTTTAAATAATATCCTTTGATATGCTTTGAAGCATAACAAGATGTTGCGTAATGTCCTTCTCTTCCACATCTAAAACAACAATCATTAGATTCAGTGTTGTCTTCGTCAGTTTCTTCATTATTATTATCATCATCATAATCATCGTAGTCAATTTCTTCGTCTTCACATTGTTTTTCGTGGGTTTCACATTTTTTTTCATTATCAAATTCTTTATTACATTTTTCACAACACCAAACTTCTTCGTATTCATTTTGTTCTTTACAATTTTTGGCGAAATGTCCTGCTTTGCTACATATAAAACATTTATCATTTGTTCCATTACTCATTTGTGTCAAATGTTGGATAGTGGTTTTATCTAATTCAATTGAAACAAATGAACCACCACGTACATTGTCAATACCATATTTATCCATATATATTCTTGTATATTTGTCTTCATCATAAGTATCACAGTTTGGTATAAGTTCTAATAATTTAATTGGTTTATATTTCATAGTCCAAGCAGAACCATTTGAATTAAAATGATTATCCAATCTAAAAGTTGGATTAGTTGTTTTACCTACATAATATTTGCCTTGTATTAATTTGAGGGTATATATGAAAACCATTTTTGTAATTGTATTATTAAATTAATAATATATTTTTAAATCAATTTTATATGTTAAAAACGAGCGTTTGAAATGAGAAAAGGTGTAAAATCATTAGAAAGAAAGTAGTATGAAGAAAATCAGCAAATTGCAAAAGAACAACATTAACTATATATAAACAAAACGTCAAATAAATAAAATGTCAGAGCAATTACACCAAGAATTATCAAAGAAATACAATCCATCAAATACTAAGGAGGGATTTAAAATATTGTCTCAATCTTTAGCCGCAAAACCGGGAGAACAGCCGATAATAGAAAAAGTATTATCAGACGCATTTAAGGAGTTTGAGCAAAAAACAGGACGAAATATGACATATTCTGAGATGCGTCAAATGTTTGGATGAAAAATTGATCCATTTTTATAAAACAAAAATATTAATATATTATATAAAAAAATGGCTGAGGGACACGCACCAGATACAGAATTTATAGTAACAACTTTATGTGAAAGTCAAAACCCACGACACATGCGATTTAAAAGCAAATTCACAAAAAAAAATGTAAGAGATGCATTAATAGCATTAGAATATGCTGACGATGAAGGAAATTATAAATATTCGGAAAGATTATTTGAAACCTATAATCATTTGGGAAAGATTGCGGATAAAATTATTGAAACTTTTCCGGAAGAAAGTAAATCAAAGAAAAAGAGAAGAAGGAGGAGGAAAAGAGGAAATAAGAGTGTTAAAGGAGGATTACGTCGCAATTGATTTGAAAAAATTGATCTCTTTTTTTCAAAAATATTGAATGGCATAAAAATAAAATGAATAATTACAATTTATACGAAACATTAAATTTATACTTTGCGTCTTGTCAAGGAAATGACGTAAAGTTTTTGGAACTGCTTAAATCTGGACGAGCAGATATTAACGCAAGATCAAATAATGGATACACGTGTCTTTGCGGAGCAACAATGAATGGGCAGCTTCACATGGTGAAGCTGCTTATTGAGCATGGCGCAGATTTGAATAAGACGACATATGAAACCAATATGTCGTCTTTGCACATTGCTTCCGACAGAGGGCACACACAAATAGTGGAATTGCTTCTTAAATCTGGTGCGGATGTGAATAATGGGAGAATGACAGTTGGAATAACACCTTTATTCATAGCATCGGAAAAAGGACATGTCAACATAGTAAGACAATTGCTTAGTTTTGGTGCGACAATAGAAATAGTAAGACGGATAGATGGGATATCACCGCTTTTCATGGCATGTCAGAATGGACATCTTGATGTTTTAAATGAGTTGCTTCCATATTATAAAACTGTGGACATTGCTAGACCAAGTGACGGAATAACACCATTATTTATTGCGGCTGAAATTGGACATCTTGAAGTAGTTGAAAAACTTATTGAGAATGGCGCTGATGTAAATAATTTGAATGTTGAAAATGGAAAAACACCTCTATATGTGGCGTCTCAAAATGGGAATGTTGATATAGTTTGCACTCTGTTGCGACACGGCGCGATCGCGGATTATGTGGCAAATAATGGGCACACTCCTTATTCAATTGCGTCTTTGCATTCAAAACACGTTGTCATGAATCTTCTTAATTATTACATCAAACCTACGGCACACCATAGTTTGTGTATGGCGATGATGCTGATGGAAGAAATTCGGGCATATTATATATTGGACTGTACCAGCATAATAGAGCTATTTCAAATGATGTAAAACACATCAAATTTGCCATGCCGTCTTTGGCACCCCCCTTTTTTTACACCTTTTCTCACTTTAGGTGCGAAAAGGTGTAATAATAAATTCAAGATTTTTTATTGAAAAAATATAGAATAAATATTATATTAATTATGATATTCCCAATGACATCTTATATATTAGAAGTGCAAACCACATTAATTAGCCATGGATTGAATGGCCACAAAGAACACTTAGGATATATTAATAAAATATTTGAAACAAGGCGAGAAGCAAGTTATTATTACAAATTATATAATTCGCATATGAGTGAAATAACTGCTGAGAGTAGATGGTGCAGCGAATGTGATCCGCAAACAAAATTTGTATATGTTATTCGTGAGTATACAGGTGAATTATTGAAGATACCACAATTTGAGAATTATTTGACGGTTAATTAAAAAAGAATATTTGTTTCTTGTGTTTCACCTAAATTGTTGGTTGCCAAAACAGATTTCAAAGTATATTTTGTTCTATTGTCGGAATGAATTTCTTCTAATTCATGTATTTTTTGAATGATGGCGCTAATTCGCATGTCAAATTTGACAATTTTTCCGGCAAGTTGAATTGTATTATTGGCCGGATCATCATCAATCTCTATGGAGTTATCTTTGACATTGATGAAACCGTCGCTAATTTCATAGACGGGATTTATTTTAGATATTAAATCCGGATTGGTAAGTTTATTGTAAAAAAAGAAGCTAATCATTTTATAAATTATGCTTATATTTATTGTGTCTGGAAAATTTGTTTGAAGTCTTTTTTAGTTTTCTGGTAGTTTTTTTGCCGCCCTTTATATGTAAAAGCAGTAAATCACGCATTTTAGTATCTCCTTTTCCGGAATATTTGGTGGCGAGTTCTAATGGGGTCTCATCATCATTATTTGGTTCATTAATATTGGCGCCATTGTCCAATAAAATTTTGGTGATATTTATTTTGCCTTCTTGAATTGATGTTATGAGTGCATTATCTCCCATATTATTTCTGTAATGTATATTTGCGCCTCTTTTGAGTAAAGTTTTTACTACATTTTCGTGTCCTTCAAATGCGGCAAGAATGAGTGGTGATTGTCTTAAGGTAGTTTCATCCATGTCATTTACATTGGCGCCTTTTTTCAAAAGATGTTTGACAACATTGAGATGACCATTTTCGGAGGCTTTTATGATGGCGGTTTCTTTGTCATGTGATCTTGAATGTAATAGAGAATTGTTGTTGTGTAACATTTTTTTGATTTTATTTAAGTTGCCGCGTTCGGCGGCGTCAAACCATTCGGACATATATATATAGCATTGGGACAATTAATAAGCAATTTGTTTTGGATATAATTCGCACGCAAAACGTCCTACATAATTTGATATAAAAGCGAGCACATGCATGAAAAACACGAATCCGAATATATATTTTTTGGGTGTTTGTTTGGCGTCCAGAATGGAGTATACAGTGTCACCGGTGTACACTCTCCATGGAATGTAGATGAAAAATAGCCAAGAATATAGCCATATATAAGTGTGTTGTGAAGTTTGATAATTATATTCATGAGCGCAGACGCGGGATCCAACTTCGCAATTGGATCTTGACTGACTTTCTTTCAAAAACAAATAGTGAATGAGTAAATAAGGGACGCTATGATGGATGTAGGTGCATATGTCAGTGTGCCATCCATAATTATCTTTTAAATTAAGTTTATCGGCATCTTTTAAGTTGAATGCCAATTTGCCGATCCAATA